AGCAAAAATGAATGTAGCAGAAGAGAAATAATCCGATAAATGATTTAGTTGTACAGAATAATCTTCTTCCTTAGCATCAATAAATATATCTTCTATAATCAGAAATCCTCCAGGTTTTAAATGTTTATACGCTACATTAATAAACTTAATTTGATCTTCAAATACATGTGTACTATCATCCATTAATATATCAAAATCACTTCCTGAGTTAATTAATCCTTCTTCAATAGATTTTGGATTGGTAACGTCCATTTTAGTATATGTACAATTTGGAACATTATCAGAAATTGCTTTGTTCAATCTACTATCAAACCATTCAAATCCATACAATGTAGCATTAGGAAAGAACTTTCTCCAAGAAAGCATTGAATGATTTTCTAATATACCTAACTCTCCTATACGTAAATCATTATATCTAATGTTAGAGAATAATAGATTATATATAGATGTATAAGCGTGTTTATGTAAATTTTTATCAGTGTTGTATGGAGATTTGTCTGTTGGATATTTTACACCAAGAAGACATAATTCTGTTATAGAATTGGTAGAATCTATTGCTATACTATTTATGTTCATTGTTGTAATTTTTTAGCATTTGTGAATAATCTTTATTCCAATGTGGATGTAGTTGTATCTCTCCTGTAGGAACTATTCCTTTTCTTCTAAGATTTTCAACATAATCACTATGTCTTTTTATAACATTAGGTCTATCTGCAGTGTCTGTTCCCATACCTGATTGATGATAACCTCTACCACCCCACATATAGAACCAAGAACATTCTTCATTAGGAGGATCAGCTAATACTACTTTATCTCTTCCTAAGTTATGTAGAGCTACAACTAATGTCATATCTCCACCAGCATTCTCTATAGGACTTTTTCCTATTTCTTCCCATGCTCTCTTACTATATACAATGCCTGAGTTACCAAGAGCCATTATTTTTGTTATATTAGGCTCATTATAGAATACACCATTTTGCCAATGTAATAGATTAGCATCTGGTCTCCAGAATTTAGCTATGTTAGATAAGTGATTAGACAAAGCTACATCATCATCGTCCCATACTGCTATTAGTTCTCCTGAACATCTTTCTATAGCATAGTTCTCTTTCTCTCCTATAGTGGAGAATGTTTCATCCATATTATAAATCTTTATTTCTGGATGATCATATACTAACTTTTGAAGAGGATAATCATTAACTATGATAAGTTCTTTTTTACCAGGATACTCCTGAATGAGGAAGCTTTGTATTGCTTCCTCAAGAGTATCTACTCTTCCATAAGTGATGCATTTGCAACTGATGAAAGGATATTCCATATTACCAGATTTGAATTACATCAAATGGAGAAACTAATAATACAGTTTCATCTTCTGATAAAGGGATTAATGGAGCCTTTGATAAAGCTGCTGGATCCATAAGAACAAAATCACCCACCTTTACATCCATGTTGGCTGTACCAACACTATGCACTTTAAGCTTGTTCATTTTCTTCAACATTTCTTTCTCTAAAGATTCTTTTGTATTCTCATCTACAATAAGTTTACTTTCTTCTTTCTTTGGTATCTCTAAATAGATACGATTTCCTAATAATCTTGCCATGGCTATTTGTATTCTGTTAAGTTAAAAAATCTTTCAGCATCTGATACATTCAATAAGATTTCTGATTGTACAGTTTCACGTACACTCTTATATCCCTTCATCTTGTTATTCTTAATGTCGATATCTGGTTGTTGTGTAACACGCTCATTGAAATCATCTAGAATGACAATAAGACTTCCATCTTCATTAGTTAAGGATCTAATCACCTTGTTAAGATTTAAAGAAGCTTTGAACTCCTTGTCAGCTATTGTAGCTGTGTAAATAAATTGGTTTTTCATGTTTTATAATTGTTTAAACGTTTACTACTAATGTCCACATCACTGGTTCACCTGATGATGGAGGGAATGTTTCATTCTTTGATAGAGGAATAAATTGATTTCCACTTCTATAAATTCCACTAGTACGAGCTTTTTTTCCTGTAGCTCCTGTGATGTGTTCGCTATTCATTTCTAATAGCGACAATAAAATCTTTCTAATCATGTTTTCTTATTTTTAATTATATTCGTTATCTAATATTTTACCAACAAGATCACTTCTATGGTTGGCTTTAAGTTTAATCCATTCTATACCTTCTATTTTCTTAGAGATATCAATTGCATAAGATAGGCCAGTGTATGATTCTTTTGTATCTTTTTGTTCATTATCACCATTGATAATAATCTTCCCTGTCTTACCAAGTCTTGTTAAAAGAGCAAGCATTTCAGCCTTGGTTAAGTTTTGTGCTTCTTCTATCACAAGGACATCATCAACTGTTTTACCTCTAACAAACTGTACAGGAAGTGCTTTAATCTTTTGATTCTTAATGAACTCTTCAATCTTCATCCTATCATAACATTTAATAAGATTTTCTTGAAAAGCTTCTAAATAAGGATCAAATTTTTCTTTAAGATCTCCAGGAAGAAAACCTAGAGAAGCTCCCACTTCTACAGAAGCTCTAGTAACTAATATGTGATTACATTGCTTTTTCATTAAAAAATCTAAAGCAGCTTGAGCACAGACTAAAGACTTTCCACTTCCAGCTCTACCAGTAACAATAACTATTTGGTTATCTATTATTAGTTGTTTAGCAAGTTTCTGTTCTTCATTAAGTGTAACATTATATTTGATGTCACTCTTTCTTTCTCTGTTAGGTTCTTTCATATTTAAGTTTTAATTGATTACGTCTTTCATTAACCTCCTCATACTTATACATATCGTTTTCTACATTAGAATGCTCCTCTAGGGTCAAAAGTATAATATTTTCTTCATCTAGACAAGCTTCTGGGTATTTTTCTTTAGGTAGGATGTGATGGAAATATGTAGACATAGGTTCTTTACCTAAATAATCTCCACTCAATTCTGACCTATGGGGTTTTTGGTTCCATATAGACATGAAGAACTCCCTCATTTCTAAGAACTTGCTGGGAGATTTGTCCAGTTTTTTGCGCAATAAACTGGACATTTGTATGGTATTCCCACCATTAATAGGTTTTTTAATGATATGATTTTTACATACACCTTTTGACCAAATAGGATTATTACAATTTTCTATAGAACATGTTTTCATTTTCTCCCTATTCTTTTATTTTTTGAAAAATAAGTTTCTACTTTTTCAATTGGAGATATTGTTAACCAACTATCCCATCCTCCTGGTGCTCTATCTGCAGGCATATATTCTCTTTTTACATTTATTATTTTTCTTAATAGATCAATGCTTATTTTATTATTTTTCTCTGCTTCTGATATTGTTCCTCTGCTAACTTTACAAAGATCAGCTAATTCTTGTTGTGTTATATTAAACTTATATCTAACTGATTTTATTATTGAACTTATATCTTGTAACATTACACTTAGGTATTGTAAATCTTCAGTAGAATATTCAATACATTCATTTGGTGCTTGTAAGAGTTGTTTATTAAATAGATTAGGATTTACTTTCTTATGCTCATTGATCCAGAAAATTTCTCTAGCATCAATATTTTCTAACGTTAATCCTTTTTCTAAAATAGTAATAATTGGTACAAGACTATGATTAAATAATTCATCAACCCATTCTCTTAAATTTATATTATGAGAATGGATCAAATGAATTACAGGTCTTTTTATACCTTCTGTTGTTTTTCCAACATACACACATGTATTATTAGTAGGGTCAACAATACCATAAATTAAGTTATCTTCCATATATTTTTTTACAAATGTATGAAAAATTAATCATTAAGTATTATATTTCCAACATTATTTTATACACATGTTTTACACTTCATCTTCTTTACTGAAGTAATGATCAAAAGAAACAGGTCCTGCATTGTATGGATTTACATTTGTTGTAGTTTCTCCAGATGTAAATCCACCATGAGCAGTAGCATCCTTTACAAATTGACCATCTACCATAACTCCTGTACGTTTAGAAATTACATTATATGCACTTTCTAAACATTCTGTTAGACTTAATTCTTGCATCTCTGCTTGAATAATGATGGTTACTAGAATGTCACCAAGAGCATCTATTATCTCTTCTCTATTCTTCATAATAATGGCCTCTTGAAGTTCTACTACTTCTTCCATTGTTTTTTCACATTGTGCATAAGGTGTTCCTTTGTCTAAAATACCTTTTTGGTGTGCCCATACTACGATGAGAGCTTCTAATTCATTGTAACTTTTCATTTTTTTGTTGTATTAAGTTATAAATTTCTTTCCATGTTTCTGGTAATCCCATTAAGCATCTATCATCTATATAGACATCTGCAGATATTTTTCTACAATCTTGTTTATATAAAACAATTAGTTCTGGTAAGTTTCCATTTATGTAATGATATGGAATTTCATTTGCATCAAGAAAATCTTGAGCCATTCCTTCATACTTACCAGATCTACATGTACTAATAATGATGTTATGCCCTTCTGAGTAAAGTTTTCTGATGTATACATCTGCTTCTGGCTTAAGCTTCCCTATTTCAGGAAAGCTATGTTCACAAATTGTACCATCAAAGTCTATTGATAAATTCATATAATGTTTTCTTTAATTAATATTTCTCTCACTTTACTAACAAGATCTTCTATAGATCCATCATTGATGATGTCATAATGCATTGTGTGTCCATCCAGAGCTGTTTCTGAAGGATGTTCTGTAAAAGCTTCTCTACTTAATAAATGAGTTTTACCTGTTTTAGAATGTTTAATAGGAAGTTTTTCTCTAACCACTCTAATAGTGATACCACCTTTAGCTACAACAGCTTCCATCTCATTAGGAAATCTCATGTCTGTAATAATCCAGTTAGGGTATAATAACTCAGGTTTTTCAGTTAATTGAACATTCATCCAACTTTCTTCAGCTCTATAATCAGCAAACAAAGCATTCACCCATACATTTTTATGAAGATTATC